CCGCCGCGATCTAGCTAAGGCCATGCCGATACTCGAAGTGGCCACGCGCCTGGGGATTGGAGGCTTGCGCCCAGCCGGCCTGGAGCGCGTAGGGCCTTGCCCGGTTTGTGGCGGGCGGGACCGGTTTGGCATCAATCCAGCCCGAGGGCTATGGAATTGCCGCACCTGTAATGATGGCGGCGATCAGCTGGCCTTAGTGCAGCATGTTCTGGCTTGCGATTTCAAGTCCGCCCTGGACTACCTAGCCGGTGCTGCTGATGTGGCGCCCGATCCAGCCGAATTGGCTAAGCGAAAAGCAAAAGCCGAGGCCGCAGACACTAAGCGCCGCGAAGTGGAGGTCGCCATGCGTGCCCGCGCTGTGCGCCAGGCCCGAGAGATTTGGCACGCGGCGCAGCCCGGTGCCGGCACAATGGCCGAGGCATATCTCGCGGCCCGCGGCATCCGTTTTGAAAGCTGGCCGCCTACCCTGCGCTTTCTGCCAGATCATCCCTATTTGAAGTCCGCCGGCCGCAGTACGTTATCAGAACACCATCGCGGCCCTTGCATGATTGCTGCGATCCAGGACGCCCAAGGCCAGGTGCGCGCTGTGCATCAAACCTGGGTCGACCCTGAACAACCTGGCTGCAAGGCATCGATCACCGGGCCGGATGGCAAGGCGATGCCGGCAAAGATGGTGCGCGGATCAAAGAAAGGTGGCGCCATCCGCTTATCGCCAACCAATAAAACCGCCCGGATGGTTATGGGCGAGGGTATAGAAACCACCGCCAGCGCCATGATCGCTGGGGTCTGGCCAAGCGCTGCCTTTTGGGCTGGTGTTGACCTAGGCAACATGGCCGGCCGGCAAATCAAAGAGCCGGGGCGCCGGAATAGCGGCAAGCCCGATATGGGCGACACGGCCGCATTCATCCCGCCCGAGGGCATTCTACGCCTGCTGTTTATTCAGGATGGCGATAGCGACCCCAACTCAACCACTGCCAAGCTGCGCGCCGGCGCGATCCGCGCCCAGCTGGCCCGCCCCGGGCTACAGGCCACCATTCTGCCGGCTGATCCAGGCACCGACCTAAACGACATGATTAGAAAAATAATAGATAAGGAAAAAGGGCAATGAGTTTTAACGACATTCGCGCGGCTGCCGATGCGGCTGAAACCGTGAAAATCCCTGATGATATGTTGCCGGAAACAGGCGGGGCTAATTATGATCGGCCACCGCCTGGCTTCGAAATTGACAAGGATGCACCCGAGGCTCGGGCGGCCGAGTATCCGCTGAATGATTACGGTAACGGCCAGCGTCTAATGGAGTATTACGGCCGGGATTTGCTTTTTGTGAAACGGCTGGGGTGGTTCCGTTGGGATGGTCAGCGCTGGGTGTCTGATGAAGACGAAATAGAAGTGCGGCGTGATGCTCAAAAGATCGCCGCGCATATCCTGCAGGAAATCCCGTCTATTGCCCTGGAGGAATGGCAGCGCGATGATCTAGAGCGCTGGCAAAACGTGCGCAAGGATTTCAACGTTTTGGATGATATTATGCCAAAAGATCGCACCGATGAGCAGAAGGCCAGGTATGCCGAATTGACAATGCTAAAGGTTGCTGGCGAGGCTGGGGCTGATGTACTTTCAAAGCGCAGGGGATCGCACGCCAGCCATGCTAAAAATACCGGCAACACTGGCAAGATTTCCAACCTGTTGGCCGAGGCAAAGATTGCCGCCAGCACTGGGGTGGATAGCCTTAATCGCGACAAGCTGATGCTGAATTGCACCAACGGGGTTTTGCACTTTGTCAAAGATGCGCATGATGTCGCCTGGGGTGGTGATGGCAGCAAGTGGATGGCCACATTGCTGCCCCAGGTGCGTGAGCAGAAAATTAGCAAGATGGTGCAGGCAGAATACCAGCCCGATGCGCAGGCCCCCACTTGGGTGGCATTTCTGGAGCGAGTGCAGCCTAACCCCCAAGTGCGCACATTCTTGCAACGCTGGTTCGGCTATTGCCTGACCGGGCTAACAAATGAGCAAAAGCTAGCGTTTTTCTATGGGATCGGCCGCAATGGCAAAAGCACAATGGTGGATACTATCGCCGGCATCATGGATGATTATGGCACCACAATCCCCATTGAGACCCTGACCGGATCAGAGCAGCGCAAGGGTAGCGATGCCACCCCGGACTTGGTGCGCCTGCCAGGTGCGCGCTTTGTGCGTGCTTCGGAGCCAGAACAAGGCACCAAAATGAAAGAAGCCTTGATCAAAGCGCTAACCGGGGGCGAGGCAATAATGATCCGCCGGATGCACTCGGAATTTGTTGAGATTGTACCAGAGTTCAAGATCACCATTGGCGGCAACCATAAGCCCGAAATCCGGGGCGCTGATGATGGTATATGGCGGCGCGTCATGCTGGTGCCGTTCCTAGAGCAAATACCGGATGATGAGGTGGATAAAGATTTACCGGCCAAACTAGAGGCTGAGCGCGATGGCATTCTAGCCTGGCTTGTGCAGGGCTGCCTGGATTTCCTGCAGCAAGGCTTGCCGGTGCCGCAGGCTGTTAAAGACGCAACGGCAGCCTATCGCACCCAGTCCGATCCTATGCGCGAGTTTCTAACAACCGAGTGCAAGGTGACCGGAAACCGTAGAGATTTTGTGACCGGTCGCGACCTGCGCGATGCGTTTAACGCCTGGCGCATAAGCCAAGCAGAAGCCACCTGGGGCCCGCGCGTGACAGCCCTCAATATCCGGGATCGAATGGGGGTGGTTAAAGGCCCGGATGGCGAAATCTATGACAAGGCAAAGTCGTGCGGTGATAGCGGCTATCGAGGATTGATGATCAGCGAGGCGGCCGCGAACCGAGTGGCGCAATATCGTGATCAGTTGAATAATGTGGGGGCAAGCAAGTAGTGCCCGGCCCGTGTGATTTTTGCGGGACCGATAATGCGCCTTTTGGGTATGCCCCGCCTCCCAGGTTGATGAAGGTTCACCGGCCTATCTGGGCCTGTGAAGCGAAGGTTTGTCGTGATAAAGCCCAGGCGCGCCGCTTGGCTGTATTGAAAAAGGCAGCGCCCCTCTCTCAGGTCAGTCCGAGCCCTGCACCCCAGCCAGCTGATCCCGCACAGAAATCTCTTTTCTAGGGTTGGGACCAGCCCGTCGTAGACACTGGCGGGATAGCCTCGCTACTAAACAGAGAATAGCTGTGTGATTCGACGAACAGACCCCATCATAAAAGGGGGGGGATCACCGTGTGATGCGATGGCTAGGTATTGGATATGATCAAGCTATCATGTGCAACTTGCGATTACTCGGTCAACCATCTGGCGAAAGTGGTATGCTTGGCCTTCAATATATCGGGAGGCCGCATGCGTCCTGCAAAAATGCTGCCTTCTTTTAATTGCCTTGTCTATCTCACCGTAAGGAGGCGAAGGCATGCGTCCCTCAGAAGCCGCAAGGGCGCATCCAAACGCATCGCGTAATTCTTGAATGCTCATTTTTTCTGGATCAACTTTCAATTTGTTATACGCGGCTACGCACCAAGTTTCGGATGCTTCAACCGCCGGTGCAATAACATGGCGTGTCCTATCCGCATTGGTCATTTCATCTTGCCTGGAAAAAATGGTCAGAAGCCGCTCAATTTCACTGCCACGCTCATTTGGACCAGTAGCCACATTGACTGCAATACCCTTGCTGGCAAGTGTTGCGGCAAAAGACGGCTGATCAAGTATATCTGAATCCATTTGGATAACCAAAACATCACAAAGCTTCCCGGACAGGTTTCCTGCAAAAAGCCCGCCGTCAAAATAATTCAATATTCTACTAGCTGGTGAATTCTCTGAGAGCCAATAAAAAACTCGGGTCCACCCGCCGTCCGAGGTGTTATCTGGGTCGGGCTGTATCTGGAGGAATGTAGGGGAGAGTTTTCGTCTAATTAGTGCCTCCCCCAAAAAGGCTTCAATGGCAATGAAGTCAGTCGGGCCTTCACAAATTACGCCAATCCGCATTGATCAAATATCCCCTGGACCATTGGCGCCGGCGATCATTCCGTCCAGCCAAAGTTGTGACAGGTTTTTTCCCTGCATTGCGATAGCCCAATCATCTTGGCTCATACCATCCTTAGGTTTGAGCCTTTCAGCTACTGTGTGGCCTTTTTCGTTGCGCGTAACAACGAATACACGATGGTCATCGTTGAATAGATCAAATGCATCAAGTGATGTCGGATTGTGACTGGTAAGAAAAACCTGCTTAGGTCCAAAATCAAGTTCATCCTCATGCACTTTATCGGTCATCTCAATAATCATCTCGACCAGTTTACGAGTAATTGATGGGTTCAGTGCATTGTCTACATTATCTAGCGCAAAATAACGCGGAGCATCAAAATGTGCCAGTAACACCGCCACGAAGAGTAAAAACAATGTGCCTTCACTGCTGTCATACGCGGATAGTGTATTACGTCCCTCCCGCATATACTTGTCGATAAAATAGACCATATCCTCGGATGGGTCAGCAACATCTAGAGAAACCAGCTTCGTGTCAATCTTACCAACCCTTGCTTCTTTAGCCCACTTAGGCAGCCAAATTAAGTCAAGAGCACGATCAGATAGTTTTTTAAGTTTCTTGTTCTTGCTCTGATTGCTCGCCCTAATTACACTAAGTGCAGCTGTTGGCAAACCTTCCCCATGCAGCCCAATTGGCTGAGTATCGATTATCCCCCCCTTTTTCCCGCGCAAAAAATCAGTCTGAGGTGTGTAAATCGCGTAACGGCCAAATTCTGAAAATACATGTTCAATTTCGTCTTCAAATGGGAAGGCGACTTTGACCTGATCCCACATTCCTCGATTTTTGTTCAGTCCCGTATAAATGGATTTTCCCAGAACTTTGCTGCCTGCGCCGCTGCGGCCAAATTGTGTTTTCCCCTCAAACGTGCAGACCTCGGAGAAAAACCGAAGCAGCGGATCATTCTCACTCGAAGTCAAACTGCAATTATACTTAACTCCGCATTCAAAATCCGCCTTAAACCCAAAAGTCTTTGGTAGGGCCTCATTCTTATGTGCTGATTTCATCAACTCAGGAGGCGATAACCTCATTCCTTTGCGTTCAAGATCAGACCCGCGAAGTCCTTGATCGACACAAGCAGAAACCAATCCAACCGCTTCGAGCACATTTGATTTGCCCGATCCGTTCCCCCCAATAAAAAGGTTAACTCGCCCTAGCTCCAATTTGAGCGCGCGAATGGATTTAAACCGACTGATTTCGAGTGTTTTTAACATATTCTGATCATTATAGTATTTGTTGGCTTTGGCAAGGTTAGATTAATCGGCCGGTGGTGAATGGCATATTGCCGCTCTGGCTGAGGAGAATGTCCTCCGCATAGCTTCGTGGCTGATCTTGCTAACGTTCGATATGTGGATGATGGCGCTATGTATGTAGCAGCAATCCGCAAAATTCAAGGTGAGGATTGCTTTGCACGTTTATGCGTGTGATAGTCCAGTTATTCAGCGCATTCGGCTTACCCTGCTTGACAGGGAATCGAAGCGGTGGCAGAATCTTACTGCAGATTGCGAAATGGTGATCTGTCAGGAGTGGAAACCTGCTTACCGTTGGCGCTCAAAAGCTGCGCCGTATGTCGTGGCTTTTTCTATGGTCGGGCGCATGGGGGCACCTTCGGGTGCGCCGTTCCAACGGGCGGTATTTCCATCCCTGTGTTGCCCGGCTACCCAATAATGGAAAATTGGGTGCTGGGCTTAGTCAAACCGTTGGAGGCTTTAATGCCCAATATTGATAACTATCCCGTTCTTTCTTCTGATCTGTCCCGCGCCGCATGTGTTGCGCGACAAATACAGGGCATTGCCCTGGCTATGCCGGGTGATGGTGCTGCTGGCCAAGTTGACACAATCGAAGCGCTTGCCAATATGCTGGCGGATCGCCTGGATCGCCAAGCTGTTGCCCTGGAGGTATCGGGCGATGAGTGATCAGGTGTTTGCATTCGAAGATCATTTGGTGCGCACCGTAATCGATGAGGTGGGCGCTATCTGGTGGGTCGGCCGCGATGTGTGTGCGGCGTTGGGAATTGCCAACTCGCGCGATGCGCTTGCCGGCCTTAGTTCTGATGAACGTAGAGATAGCGTCGGTATTACCGACGCTATCGGAAGGTCACGATCAGCAGCGATTGTGAGCGAACCAGGCCTTTACCGCCTGATATTCGCCAGCCGCAAGCCGGCGGCCGAGCGCTTCAAGCGCTGGTTGGCGCATGAGGTGCTGCCAGCATTGCGGCGCACTGGGCAATATCAGGTGCCCGCCGCGCCGGCCGTTGCTCCCAACTTTCCCCAAGATGCAGAGCAATGGCTGGCCCTGGTGCGCGAGGCACGGCTGACCCACGGCCACGCTACTGCCCGCCGCATATGGCAAGATAGCCCGCTTCCAGCCGCGCCCATGGCTGAAATTGCCAACACTTTGAGCGCGTCTATACAGGATTTCCTTAGCAAATTCTATGTAGTGACGGGAAATCAGAAGGATTTCGTGCGCAGCCGCGATTTGATCACGCAATACCTGGTAGCGGCTCCAGTGCATGGCTGGCATCTTACTGGCGGCCGCACGTTGTCACTTGAATTGAAGCGGCAGGTTCCTGGTGTGTTTGCCAAAACGCGCGGGAATAGCGGCTATCGAGGCTTGCGCTTAGCGGCCTAACTCAAGTGAAGGGCTGGGGCGATCTTGCGCCCTGCCCTTCGCCAGGATCGACACCAGCTTAGACGAAAAGCGGCCGGCGGGCGCCTGGTGCGGGATCGATCAGCAAGCTCCATTTCACCCCCGCACCCCTCACCCCCGGTCTGAAAATCAGTATTCGATCCCTGAACCCCCTAAAACGGATCGAGATTTCAAAGTCATTCCTAGCAAATAATGTAGTAGTTCCAACGGATTAGATTGGCTGAATTGGTGTTTAGGGATCGAGGGGCCAATTTCTGGACTTCTTTTTGCAATACATAAGGGGGAAGGGGTGGCGCAAATACAATTCTCACATAACACATGGGGTTCTCGTTCCCTCATTCCTCTTTTGTATATTTTGTTGTTATTTATCAACGCATTGCTGTGATTTACCTCTATATTCTCACTCCCTTCTCGTTCCCTTTCATTCCCTATTTTATGTTTCGATCCCTAATAAATTCAGTATGTTGTTGTAGTAAGAAAGAGGGGCACAAAATATAGGAACTAATATGAGCCAATTGCAGTTTTCCACCGGGCAGGGCCGCGCTGCCATCTACCTGGGCAAGATTAACCGCCACATCATAGCCGCCGCTTCCCGCCGCCGGCAGCGCCATGATGAAGGGCCGCGCGCGCCAGCTGGTGCCCGAGCGCCTGCAGCCTTGGGCCATGCCCCGGTGGTGCTGAATACCTTGACCAGCGCTAGCCCGAGCGGCAAGGCCGAGCGCATTACCCCGCTGGGATATAAAACTGCGGTGCGGGCAATGCCCCGCGTTCTGGCTGCCCTAGCTGAGGCTGACCCGCGCCGGCGTGCTGCGAATATGCTGGCTGATGCAGTGGAGCGGATCGGATCGGTAAAAGGCGGTGATCTTGCGGGAACGGATAGTAAGCCAGGTGTTTCGGATGGTGGCGTCACGACCAGGATCAAGCACGCTGCCCGCCTGCGCACCATAGAAGCCAGCGCAAATGGGTGGCGCCTCGATGAGGCCCGGCGTGTTGTTCGCGGCCCCGAGCGGGTGCTGATGCCGATAGCCCGCAAGATTGGCAATCGTCTGGAAATAAGGGCTTTGCCGACGATCATGGCGGTTTGCGTTGATGGCCAAGCGCTGGATGAGGTTCTGCGCAAACATGGCTGGAGCCCGCAGAGCGCCAACCGCAAAGCGCTGGCTGATGCGCTGTTGCGCGTTCTGGATGATGTCGCAGATGCATTGGGCCTGGGGCGGTGGGATCGCCAAGAAGCTTGACGCCTAGCTAACTGCCAGACCATAGATAGATCAACGGTGCAGAAATGCGCCAGCAAGACAAGCCCGGCAGCCGAAAGGCGCGCCGGGCTTTCCATTTCCCGACATTACGAGGTTGACGCATGGGCCGCTTGAAGGCGCCGCCAAAGCGCTTGGCTGTTGCGCCTCGCGTTGTTGGCTATGCTGACCGCCAAGCGGCTGAGCGTGGCCGCGATCACCTGCGCAGGCAAAACGCGGGTAAGAGCCTGCGCAAACTATACAACACTAAGCGCTGGCGTGATCCGGTAACGGGCCTTCGGGTCAAAGTTCTGACCAGGGATAACTGGAAATGCAAACAAACCGGTGTTGATTTGGTGGGCGGTGTTAATGCCCCTGATAGCCCGATTGTGGATCACATCGAGCCGCACCGAGGCAACCTCGCTTTGTTCTGGGATGAGGCCAACCTGCAAGCGGTCAGCAAAGCTTGGCACGATAGCGAAAAGCAAAGACAAGAGCGTGGCGGCGCAAAGGGAGGGGGTGGGTCAAAAGTCTAAAAAGGCTTTTGCGCAGACCCGACCCCCCCGCAATTCGGAGGTTTTTTATTTCCCATGACTGATGAAATTGAAGCCAAAACCCCCGCCCGCGATATGCTTGGCGATCCGATAGATGCTAACAAAGAAAGCTGGGGCCGCCCTGGATTTAAAAAAACTGATGATAATCAATACCTTGTGCGTGTTTTAAAAACCGCAGGGTGGTCAAATGAGCGAATTGCCCGGCGCCTTGGGTGTGATGCAAAGACTTTGCGAAAACATTTTTCCCTAGAGCTGTCCGAAGCCACCGATGTGCTGGAGGCCGAGGCTTTGGTGCAGATCGCGGATCGGATGCGCGAAGGTAATGTTTCGGCCGCGCGCCAGGTGATCGCTATGGCTGAAAAGGGCCGGGCTGCGCCACCACAACCTGCCGAAAATGTGGAGCCAGAATTGCCTGGAGAAAAGCCCTTGGGCAAAAAGGAGATTTTAAACGAGGCAGCAAAGGTGCCCACCGGCGGCTGGGGCGGGCTGCTTAACTAGATGGCTCTTGATTTTGCGTGCCCAGATTGGGCCGAGCGGCTTGAGCAAGGCCGGCCACCAATGGCCGATCTGCAGCTGAATGATGTTGCCGCCGAGAAGGCTGTGGGCATCTATAACAATTTGAGGCTGCCGGATGTGCCTGGCCAGCCGACCTTGGCCGAGGCTGGCGCAGATTGGTTTCGTGATTTGATCCGCGCGGCCTTTGGTTCGGCTGACCCCGAAACTGGTGAGCGCCAGGTGGGCGAAATCTTTTGCCTGGTGCCCAAGAAAAATTCGAAAACCACCAATGCGGCGGCCACCGGGTTGACCGCATTGCTGCTAAATGAAACGCCAAACGCGCCCATGCAGATCATTGGCCCGACTAAGGAAATTGCGGCCACTTGTTTTAATCAGATCAAGGGGATGATTGAGGCGGACCCGGCCGACCCTGACACCGGGGAAAGTTATTTGCAAAACCGGTTCCATGTGCGGGATCATAAAGAGGAAATTTTTGATCGGCTAAACGGATCAACCCTAAAAGTTAAATCGTTTGATATGAAGGTGGTTACTGGATCAATTCCAATTCTCACAATCATTGACGAATTGCACATTTTGGGCGCGGTGCATTATGCCAGCCGGGTTCTGGCGCAAATCAGGGGCGGAATGATTACCCGGCCCGATGCCCTCTTGCTGATCATAACCACGCAAAGCGATGTGGTGCCGGCCGGGGTGTTTAAAACTGAATTGGAATATGCGCGCAAGGTGCGCGATGGCAAGGTGAAGGGCGGCAACGTGTTGCCTTGCCTTTATGAGTTCCCGGAAAAAATCCAGGCGGACGAAAGCAAGCCTTGGCGTGATCCAAAATACTGGCCGATGGTGCTTCCCAATCTGGGCAAATCAATCTCGATTGATCGCCTGGTGCGCCTTTATCGTTTGGCCGTGGAAAAGGGCATAGAGGAAGAAATCATATTCGCCTCGCAGCATCTTAATATCCAGATCGGCATGGGCCTGCACACTGATCGCTGGATTGGGGTGGATTTTTGGCCATCGGCATCCGTTCCGATGGACCTGCAAGAATTGCTGGATAGGTCCGAAGTGGCCACCATTGGGATAGATGGCGGCGGCCTGGATGATTTGCTGGGCTTTGCTGTGATCGGCCGGGATCGCCACACAAGGGCCTGGCATAGCTGGGCGCGCGCCTGGGTGCATCCCGAGGCGCTGGAGAAACGAAAAGAGATTGCGCCGCGGCTAAAAGACTTTGTGGCCCAGGGCGATTTGGTGATTTGTGATGACCCTACCGCCGATCTACGCCAGATCGCGGGGATATGCGCAGAGGTTCACGCGGCCGGGTTATTGCCCGAGGCGCACGGCATCGGGCTGGACCCATACGGGGTAGCGGCCTTGATTGATGAATTGGCTTTGGTGGGCCTTGAGGGCGAATTGCTTTCAGCGATCCCCCAGGGCGCCCGGCTATCCCCGGCGATCTGGGGGCTAGAACGCAAGCTAAAGGATGGCACTTTTACACATTCCGGCCAGCCGATGATGGATTGGTGCGTTTCGAACGCACGCACCGAACAACGCGGCAATGCGGTGATGATTACAAAGGCGGTCGCCGGCAAGGGCAAAATTGATCCCCTGATTGGGGTGTTTAATGCGGCGGTGCTGATGGCCCGCAACCCCGAGGCGTCAGGTGGGGGTTTGAATGACTTCCTGGCCAATCCTGTGATGGTGATATGATAAGATTTTTAAAAGCGGCCGTTAAGGGCGTGCGCCTTGAATTGGCAGCGGGGGAAAGCGGATGGGTAAATCTGGCTGATATGGGCAGCACGGCCGGGGCCAGCTATGCCTCTACCGCCGGCAAATCTGTGTCGGTTCAAACGGCGCTTAATGTTTCGGCCGTTTGGGATTGCACCCGCAAAACTTCGCAGTTGATCGGCGCGCTACCGCTAACGCTATTTGAAAAAGCCAAAGATGGCAGCAAGGTGCCGCTGGAAAACACCCTGGCCGAAATCCTGACAATCCGGCCAAACCCGCACCAGACCGCCAGCGAGTTCTGGGCTGGCATGACCATGCAAATGGTTTTGCACGGCAATGCCTATGCCGAAAAGCTTTTTATGGGCAAAAACTTGGTTGGCCTGCGCCCCATGTTCAATGTATCCGCCAAGCCGTTAATCGGTGGCGGTGTTGAATACCTGGTGAATGACCGCGGCCGGCTTTCAAAAATGCCAGCTGACAAGGTTTTCCATTTGCGCGGTTTTGGTTCTGGTGATGGCATGGGGCTTTCTGCCATTAAGTTTGGCGCTAATTCAATGGGCGCCGCTCTGGCCGCTGATGAAACCGCCGGCAAGGTGTTTTCAAATAGCATGATGGCATCGGGTGTTATTAGCACTGAGCAAACCCTAGACGAAACTCAGCGGGGGCAGCTGCAAGCCATGCTGTCCGCTTATGTGGGGTCGGGCAAAGCCGGCAAGATAATGACCCTGGAGGCGGGCCTGGCTTTCAACCAGCTGCAAATGAACCCGGAGGATGCCCAGCTGCTCGAAACCCGGCGCTTTAGTGTCGAGGATGTTTGCCGCTGGTTTGGCGTGCCTCCCATTGTCATTGGCCACGCGGCCGATGGCCAAACTATGTGGGGCAGTGGGGTGGAGGCTATCATGCTTTCCTGGCTGACCTTGGGCATTAACCCGCTGTTGGTTGGTATTGAAGACCGGATTTTACACGACTTGGTGCCGGCTGAGCGCCGGCGCCGGCAATCCGCGAAATTTAACCGTGAGGCCATGCTGCAAATGGATAGCGCGGCAAAAGCCGCATTCCTGGGCGTGATGGCAAATACCGGCACAATGTCGGCAAATGAGCGCCGTCATAAAATTGGAATGCCGGCCCACTCTGATCCAAAGGCCGATGAATTGATGGCGCAGGGCGCAATGGCGCCGCTTAACACCTTGGGAGAGGGTAGAAAAAATGAGTAAAAAAGATTTGCCAAAAGTGGCCGTGACCGGCCGCCCAGGTGTGCAGGGCGAAATCGCCGCAAGTGCGGCTAAGCGCTGGAACCCCGATATAAAAGCGGCGGCTCAATCCGCTGATGAAGCCGCGGTTTCAATTTCTATTCTTGACCCTATCGGGGCCGATCCCTGGGGTGACGGTGTGAGTGCCAAGCGGATCGCGGGCGCCTTGCGCGCCATCGGTGGCAAGGATGTGGTGGTGAATATCAATAGCCCCGGCGGAGACTTTTTCGAGGGTTTGGCGATTTACAACCTGCTGCGCGAATATCAGGGCCATGTGACCGTGCGCGTTTTGGGGATGGCGGCCAGTGCCGCATCCGTCATTGCGATGGCCGGTGATGAAGTCCTGATAGGCCGTGCAGCCTTTTTGATGATCCATAACACCTGGGTGGTGGCGGCCGGTGATCGGCACGCTTTCCGCGATGTGGCCGATTGGCTGGAGCCTTTCGACCAGGCCGCGGCCAGTATTTATGCCGCTCGCACCGGGCTGGATCAAGCCGATATTGCTGCGCAGCTGGACAAAGAAACCTGGCTAGGTGGCGAGGCCGCCGTGGCCCAGGGCTTTGCGGATGGTTTGTTATCCGCTGATGAATTGGATCAAGCCCAGGCGCAGGCGCGTGGTGATCTTTCCCCGCTGGCCGCGCAGAAAAAACTTGATTTAATGCTGGCCGGTAAGGCCACAAAATCTGAGCGGCGCGCCTTGGTTGCGGCGCTCAAATCCGGGGGCAAGCCTGGCGCTGCCCCTTCTGGCACGTCTAGCGCTGCCATCGCAAGCATGGCGCATGGTGCGCTGGCTAAACTAAACTCCCTTTAAGGAAAAACTATGAAAAACTTGAAAATGCCTGCCCTGCATATGGGCACACTTGCGGCTGCGCTTGCGATGGCCCCCGCGGCTGTTGCGGGCCAGGTAATGGCCGAGGCGCCGGTGGATGCCGAGGCGCTGCTGAAAGAGGTCAACCAAAAGCTGGCAAGCCTTAATGGCGAAGTAAAGCAAACCGCCGAGGATGCGCTGAAACAGGCCAAGGCCTCGGGCGATGTTTCGGCCGAAACCAAAGCCACGGCGGACAAATTGCTGACTACGCAAAACAGCCTTGTTACTGCGGTTTCTGCCCTCACTGACCAGCTGGAAGGTGTGGCGGCCAATAACCAAGAAATGGCCCAGCTTATGGCCGCCGGGGGCAGCGGTGCGGGCGGTGCCCCGGTTATGTCTATGGGCCAGGCCGTTGTGGCTGATGCCGAGAAAATCAAAGCGTTCCTGAGCGCGGGTGCTAGTGGTGCGATTTCGTTTAATGTCTCTAACGCGATCACCACGGCCGCCGGTTCTGGTGGTGGTTTGATTTTCCCGAATGAAGAAACCGACCCGGTGCGCATGGCCCGCCGGACCCTTCGCATTTTGGACCTGATCGGCCGCGGTAAGGTCAGCACGGATATGGTTAAATATGTGCGCCAGACTTTGCGCACCGATGCCACGGCCGCCGTGGCTGAAACCGGCACTTATCCAGTATCCGCATTTGGTTGGGCCAAGGCCGAGGCCGGTGTTAAAAAGCTTGGTGCTATTGTTCACGTTTCCGAGGAAACCGTGGCAGATGCGGTTTTGCTGCAATCCGAGATTGATGGCGAGTTGCGGTATGGCCTTGATCTGGAAATTGAAAAGCAGGTTTTGGCGGGGGATGGTGTTGGTGAAAACCTTCTGGGCTTGATCCCTTCGGCAACGGCATTTGCGGCGGCGGCTGGATTGCCAAATGCAAACGGTATCGACCGTTTGCGCTTGGCACTTTTGCAGGTGGTTCTGGCAGATTATGTGCCTAACGCGATTGTGCTTAATCCCACCGATTGGGCCGGCATTGATCTGCTGAAAGATGGCCAGAGCCGTTTCGTGTTTGGTAATCCTGGCGCGCAGTCCACCCCGAAACTCTGGGGCAAAGATGTTGCGGAAAGCAACACCATGAGCGTGGGCGAATGGCTTGTGGGCGATCTGCAAATGGCGGCTACGCTTTACGACCGTAGCGAGGCCGAGGTGCTGATTTCGTCTGAGCATGGCACTAACTTTGTCGAGGATATGCTGACCATGAAAGCGCGCAAGCGTGTGGCCCTGGCGCAGAAACGCCCGGCTGCGATGGTTACGGGTAACTTCACTTTCATCTAATCGCAGGTGAGTTCGTAACACTGGCCCGCGCGGGGTAATCCGCGCGGGTTTTCATTTTCAAACGAGAGGCAAGCAAATGTTTGTTAAAGTAAATTC